ATATAGCACATCATACGAAAAGGCAGCACTTGGTCCTTTTGGTGATATTGCTGTTGAAGCAATGAGATCAGGTGATACTTCGGAAGTTGCTAAGAAGATTTCTAATGCAGCAACTTCTGCAAAACCTGAGGTTGCATTCAGTGCTGTTGCTGGTATCTTCAATGGTGCTGCTGGTGCCTTTGGTGTTGACGGTAACATGAGCAAGAACTCTCTTGCTGCTCTGTCTAGTGGTAAGGTCTTCAACCCATATGAAGAGACTACATTCAAAGGTGTGAACTATCGCTCTCACAGTTTTACCTTTGACATGGCACCTCGTAATCCCCAAGAGGCGAAGAACATCCAGGCAATCATTCATGAATTGAGAGATTCGATGCTTCCTGGCACATCTGGTGAGCAGTCTCGTTGGTTGACGATTCCTAGATTCTTCCGTGCTGAGATTGTACGTTACTCACCTAGGAGATCTGGTTCTGCTGCTCTTGGTGAAGAGAAACTGAACGAACCTGCAATGATGAGAACTCTGTTGACATTCCCAGTCAATATGGTTCTTACCAACATGCAGGTAAACCTGACACCCAACGGTCAGAATACCTCCCTTAGATATGATCTGAGTGGTATTGATTATGGTCCTGCACAGTACCGAATGACTCTGAGTTTCGATGAGACTGCATTCATCACCAGAGACGTGTACAACGCAAACAACAACAACGGGAAATCTAAAAAGTAATGCCTTATTTTTCTTACATACCTGACGTTAGGGTTCGCGTATCGTCATTCCGACAAAATAATGTCGAACCTTTCGTCGCAGCAAAGAATATCTTTCGCAGAGTCAAGATTCGCGATAGCATTCAAGATGATGTCTTGGGTTTTGAACAATATAGCGTCGGAAACAACGAAAGACCCGACCAAGTTGCATATGACAAGTATAGTGACTCTGGTCTAGATTGGGTCGTTTTGTTGTGCAACAACATTATCAACATATATCAAGATTGGCCTCTTTCTGAGGAAGAACTCTATAAGATGGTTGAGAAAAAATATCTCAGCGTTAATGGTATTCACCATTATGAGACAAATGAAGTAAGAGACCAGTTAGGCAACATTATCATCAAAGAGGGCAAAATTGTAAACTCTGATTATGTTGCATATCGACCAGATGGCACTACTGTTGCTGATTCGGTATATCCTGTGTCCAACTGGGAATACGAGAGAAACCTAAACGACGAAAAATCGAACATTTGGTTGCTCAACCCTCTCTACGTCACTGCGTTCGTCGAGGAATTTGAAGAATTGCTTGAATATGCACCAAACGAAGAACTTGGTGATGGTGAGCAAGTTAAGGTCAGTCCCAATACTGTGGAAGAGATCTTTATCACCAAGAAGAAATACTATACTACTGAGTATGGTCTTGCTTCTAGTATTGAGTTTAGTGGTCAGCAAGATCTTGGTAACAGAGATGTGACTGTCACAACCAATGACGCGGGTGCAACTATTACCACATCCACCACGACTGCCGCTGGAACAGGTATTGTGAACTCTTCTGGTGTGGTTGCTGGTACAACAGACGCAAGCACCACCACCAGCAGCACAACGGCAAGCGGTCAGGCAACTGGTGGGTCTTCTAGTGGATCTTCTGGATATTAATCTCTCTGTCTCCAATCATCAGGTTTGTCCTGCTTGAACCAGTCAACGATCTCGTCAGCACTTGTGAACCCCGTTCTGTGATTGGATGGGTCGGGGTCGCCTAATCCCATCCTATTCATAAAATCATCCATACTGCCCTCTTGAATGTTGTTAGCAGCCTGGCGTCGAGCACTATTCAACCAATCTCGGGCGGTTGTGTGTGATTTGGCGAGTTTCTCTGCCCAAATCATATCGTCTAATTTGACCTCCTCCTTGTTTGCTATCTTTTTACAGATAAACTCTAATCTGAGTCGGTATTGGGTTGAGAGCATGTTCCTACGTCCGAGAGATAATGTTCTAATTGGTTGATTCTCGTAAATTCGTGATATGCCGCCTCAGAGCGGATATGTAGAATATCGAGGATATCGTCCACAATGTAACTTGGATCAATCCCATCGTCAAGGTACTTGTCGATCGCTTCCTTCAAGTAACGATATCTGTGCCATTCGGCAGAATAAGGTTTGTACATGATAATGGATATTCGCGATATTAGTACGATACACGATATTCGTGGATCTGTCAATATTTATGAAAAACCCTGGGGACAAAAAAATACCCCGAATTTTTTTCGGGGTCTTTTGGTAATCGAAGGTCGATTTTGGTTTTAGTGATGGTGGTGGTGCCTGCGACGGTAGCAAGGTTCCCACGTCCACCTGATTCGTTGTGACCAGTACCCAGGGTAGAAGGGTGTCGGTTCAACCCATGTGTCAACCACTTGCTTTCTCCTGCACATCCTTGGTGGTGGGGGTGCAGAGTGATAGTAGTGCCTCTCTACATGGTGGTGGTGCTTGTCACCTGTGAATGGTTCCCAAAACTCTCCCCAGGTCACTGCCTGAGCAGGTGCTGCTGTGAGAAGTAACAGGGGGAGAGCAAGGAATTTCATCAGTCGTCGTTAGCGAGTTTAGCGAAGTAGGAGAGGTCAGGATCCTCATCCCCATTCAATGATTCTACACTAGAACCGAACCCACTGTTGAAGGCAGGTGCCGATTGTTTAGCTGTCTCCTCGGGGGAGAAGAATGCCACGGGATCTTCCTCTTCCTCTGCCTGTGCTGCCTGAGCGGCACGATTGGTCTTACCAAGGACAAGGTTCAGACGTGCTTCAAGTTCAGTGTAGGACTTGAAGTTCTTGGGATCAGTGAAGTCAGCAAGAGAGTATTGCTGATTGTAGAGCTGTTCCAACTGCTCGTCATCAAAGTCACCCAGTACAGAGGCAGAGGCGAACTCAGAACGATCGTAGTTCCAGTAACCATCCTGCTTGACGATCTTCAACTTGAAGTCAGCACCCTTCCAGAAGCAGAAAGGATTGATGGGTTCTTCATCTTCAAACTGGGGCTTCATTGCCTCAACAATCTTGTCATGGATCTTCTTGCCATACTTGTACAAGAAGACACGACCCTCGTTCTCAGGGTGAAGAGGATCCTTCACAACATAGATGTTGGAGTAGTAGGACAGTTTACGCTTCTGCTTACGAGCAACTTCCTTGTCAGAATCCAGACCGCTGTTCCAGAGGATGCGATTCAGATCACCAACAGGATCCTTCTGACCGAGAGTGGTCAGGGAGTTCTCGATGTACCAACCACCAGTACCTTGGAAGGCATGGGACCAGACCTGTGCCCAGGGCAGGTCTTCGTTGGTAGGAGCGGGCAGGAAGCGGATGACAGCATAACCGTTGCCTGCTTTGTCAACCTCTGGTTTCCAGAGGCGTTCGTCGGGACCGTTGCCCGAACCTTTGCTCATCTTTTCAAGTTCCTTGGTCAGGTTTGCAATGGAACCAGAGGACTTTTTGAGCGATGCGAAAGACATGGATTGTATTCTCCGTATGTTTTGTATTTGGTCTGTGTGTCACCAGACCGAAGTCATGATGACACATTATTTAGGGGGTGTCAAGCAAGCAGTTGCTTGACTGCTGCTTCGATCTCATTGAGTTTGGAGATGGACACTGACTGTACATCCCACTCCATGACAACTTTCATCTCTTTACCCTTGATCGAGAAGTTTGAAAAGGGAACCTGCTGAGGATGAGTGTACTCAGTGTTGATAAAGATATCTTCCAGAGAAGTTTGGGTTGCTTCATCAACTTGCTCATCAGTAGGAGACAACACTTTACCCTTACTGAAAGCATTCTTGATAGGTTTCAGGTGTTGTAGACGAGGGTGTGCTGCCCACTTATCAAACTCAGTAGTCTCTCGCAACATGCGAGCAAACGTGGCACGAAGAGACTCTCGCATAGCAGAGATGTCTTCATGGTCAGTGATATACGGGTAGTCTGCCTTGAAGAGTTGAGGATTGTAGGTAATCGTAACGTTACCTCGGGTCTTGGGTTGCTTCACCATCCATTCCATGTTCTCATGGACATGGCGGACTTGGTTTGCCTTCCAAGCGCCCTTGAATCCCCATCTAGCATACCTAGTATACAGAGGTTTGATTGAAGGTGTATTGGTCATTGTATTTGATGGTGTGTGTCTCACGGGACCTGCACATCATAGCACCATGAAAAAAGGGGGTCAACCCCCCTGGTGTAATTCTTTTTTCCAACCGATGAGTTTGTCTTCCATCGCCTGTAAGACTGCTAGCAGGTTGCCCTTGCCACCTGTGTAGAGGGTGGACATCGTGTCTATCCGCTCCTTCATTGCTTGGACCTCAGACTCAGAGTCATCGTCCTCTGCGACATAGTTTGCCATCAATTCCAGTCGGGAATAGAATACCTTCTGCTTTGCAATGAGTTCAAGAGTCTTATTAATGTGCTCAATCTTCTGTTGAGGATCAAAGTCCTGAAAGTTTTGAGACATTTTAAGCAGATCTGTGTAGCAATCTTGCAGATCATTAAGTTCTTCTTGAACTACTTCTGATTTGAAAAATTCTTCGCTCATAGTTTTCCTCCCACCACTCCGTCATTAATGACGCGAGTGTGTTCGTCTAGTGTTCCTTCTTGTAATGCTTTGAGATGCCACCGAGTGACATTCAGGACAGTATCATACTGTCCTGAATGTCACTCGGTGGCATCTCAAAGC